CACATTTACCGCGAGGACGCACCCTTTCGCTACCGGGACCGAAATGGCTTTCAGCGGCAAGCGCAAGGGCATCATTCGTCATGGCATGACGTGGGATGTTCCGAGGGGCAATTACGAAGTGCAACTTGAATGCGTGGATATGAACACGAGCAAAAACCCGCGAACGAATGACGTTTACTGGACTGCGCTGCGCGCGATCCAAGACCAAGACCCAATAACCAGCCGCGTTCCGGTCGCCACCACATCGGTAAGGATTAAGGCCACCGACCAGCTCAACGGCGTGCTTGACGAGCTCAACGGCATCGTCACGACACTGGGCAAGGATTGGGACGGGTCAGCATGGGTCGATGACCAGCCCATGACAAACCCGGCCAGCCTGTTCCGGCACGTCCTTCAGGGTGGTTCGAATGCTGTGCCACTGCCTGACAGCCGCATCAACTTAGCCTCGCTTGAAGACTGGCACGATTTCTGCACGGCTAAGGGATTCACCTGCAACACTGTGATCACGTCGGGCCGGTCAGTGTGGGAGGTGCTCGCCGAAGTCGCAGCCTGCGGGCGTGCATCACCGGCAGACGTGGACGGAAAGTGGGGCGTCGTGATCGACCGCCCGCAGGCTTTCCCGGTGAGCCACATCACGCCGCGGAACAGCAGCAATTTCAAGGCAGAAAAGGCATTCATCGAGCTTCCGCACGCCTTCCGCATTCCGTTCGTCAACGAGGATCAGAACTGGCGTCGCGACGAGCGGCGCGTGTACCGCACCGGCTTCGATGCGAGCAACGCGACCGAGTTCGAGGAATTGCAATTGCCCGGTATTACAAACCCGGATCAGGTCGAGCGCATGGGGCGCTACCGCATGGCGCAGGGCATCCAGCAGCCGGAGCGGTTCACTTTTCGACAGGACATGGAGTTTCTGACCTACCAGCGCGGCGACCGGGTAAAGATCACGCATGACGTGCTCCTGCTAGGTCTTCACTCGGGGCGGGTGAAGAGCGTGATCACGGACGGCAGCAACAATGTCACCGGCCTTGTGCTCGATGAGACAGTTGAGATGGAGTCTGGCGAGAATTACGGGATCACGATCCGCACGCTGGACGATCCAAGCGTGAACCGGGGCGTGGTGACGGATGTCGGGCAGGTGTCGACAATCACCCTCAGCTCTTCAATCCCGGCCGTCGGTGGCCAGCCAGCGGTTCGCAGGCATGACCTATTTGGCTTTGGCCTATTTGGGCTTGAGACAGACGACGCGCAGATCATTTCGATCAGGCCGCACAGCAACGCCGAGGCTGACGTTGTGGCCGTGCCTTATCGCGAGGTGATCTACGACGGTGACGCGGTCGAGATACCCCCGTTCGAGACCAATATCACACCACTGTCGACGAGGCCTCCAGCTCCAACAGTGCGCGACGTAATCTCCGACGAGAGGGTGATTACACTTGATGGCACGGGCAGTGCGAAAATCCGTGTGGCGTTCGACGTTGATCCGCTCTCGGAGAACAGCCTCTTCATCGGGTCAATACTGGAGGTCCAGCAGCGGTCCAACGGCATTGACGAGCCGTGGATAAACTCGACGATCGACGAGCGCACGCAGGGGCGGATCATTGTTGCCGGCGTCACCGAGGGCGAGTTCCTTGACTTCCGCCTTCGGTGGGTGCCGCAGGGTAGTGTGTTGCCGGGGCCTTGGACCGAGGTGATCAACCACTTCGTCGTGGGCCGCCTTGGCGACATTCCAGCGCCAGTGATAACGCTAACACCAATCATCGTTCCTGACAGTAGTGGGCTGCGTGGCGATGCTGCCATTCTGATGGAGTGGGAAGACACTTCGCCAGTCGGGTCCGATACTCTGGCCTATGAGGTGCGGCTAAAGTTCATCGAGATCCTTGTCGCGAGCAACACGGTGGCCTCCGCGGCCGAGCGCACGGAAATCTTGGGCATCAAGGGAAATAGCACCTATGAGGTCCGTGCGCGGTACCTCGTAGGTGGTCTGGTGTTGTGGTCTGACTGGGTCGAGGTCACGACGCTCGATGACTTGATAACGGCGGCTGACATCAATGCTACGCTAAACGCTAAGATCGACGCGGCCATTGCAGTCAGCGACGCGGCTCTGGAGACGCTGACCAACGGCCCGATCTTCGACCTACTCCAAGAGGTGCGGATCGGTGACGCCATACTCGCGGCTCAGCAGGTCAGCGACGCGGCCCTGCAGGTGGTGGCTTTTGAAGAAACCGGTGACAATTCGGCTGCGATCACCACAGAGCAGACTGCCCGTGCGAATGCTGACAGCGCCATAGCGTCCGATATCACGGCACTGCAAGCGAACGTCGGAGACAACGCGGCGGCACTCTTCACGGAACAGACTGCGCGTGCAAATGCCGACAGTGCGCTTGCTTCTGATGTTACATCACTGAGCGCAGATGTGAGCGGAAACACGTCTAACATCTCCAGCCTGCAGGCGGTCAAGGTCGATGGCGCTGGTGCCGTCGCTGCGGTCGAGCAGGAGATTAACGCGAGCTACGGCAGCATGACGGCAATGGCGACCGCCACCGGTTTTGCGGAAGCGACCGCCGACGGCATTGCGGCTGGATATGTCTGGCGGCTGAATGGCAGCAATGTGCTTGAGGCTGTCAGCGTTGCGGACGGCGTTGACAGCGGACCGGTCAGCACGTTCAAGATCGCCGCTGACTTTGTGCAGATCACTGGCCTAACACAGATGAACCAGGCGGTGATTAATACCCTTGCTGCGGACAACGGCTTCATCACCAACCTGACGGTGGACAGGCTTAACATTGCTGGGAACAGCGCCACATTCGCAGACTTTGCTGAATTTAACGGCAACACAGACGGGACCGGCTCTCTAATACTGATTGCGGCAGCGGGCGTTTTAGTTCCCCCCGGCGAGACAACAGAAATACTGACATGCGTCACGCTTGATCACGGCTATACTGGCGGCCCTCAAGATTGGGGTTTCCGGATAAGAAGGACTTTCGGCGGCCCGGCGGTTACGCTGCTAGAGCGTTCTGGTATGCAGTTCGGGAATGACTACCCAACGGTTACACTTCTGGAAGAGATCACCAATAACACCAGTGCTCCGGTGAATTACACTGCGGCGTTTCTATGGAATGGGCAAAACTCGGACATCAAGTTGCGGCGCTGTGATCTCAGTCTTTTCGGGAGGATTCGTTGATGCCCTATGCTTTATACCACAAAAACACGGGAGAAATCCTGTCCGTCTCGAAAAACCGTATACCGAATAACGATTTGCCAAAAGGCTACAAGTCCAAACCCTTCGACGGTATTGCGGGTGACGCCAAAGGCAAGCGTTTCGACGGTGCCGGCAACATTGTTGGCAAAACAGAGTCTATCGTCGCCGGCGAGCAATTATCCGAGGCTTGGGATCGGCTCCGCGAGCGCAGATGGGCGCTGCTTAGTAGATCGGACTGGACCCAGCTTGCGGATGTGCCGGCAAAATCAAAGTCCGATTGGGCAGTCTATCGACAGAAGCTTCGCGACCTGCCCCAGAACACCCGAGACCCGCGAAACCCAATATGGCCGGAGGCCCCTGAATGACTGTACTATCTGATCGCGTTGACGCGCTGGAGGCGACCAACGCCACGCTGGTCTCGATACTAAACGGATTGCAAGGCACGCTACAGAACGCGGTGGACGCGGGACAGGGGTCTATCGGCTGGTCGCCTGTGTTTGCAGTTGTCTCGGACGGCGATCGCCGCGTCTTGCAGGTTGACGATTGGGTCAACGGCGACCCGTCCACGACCAAGCCCGCCATCGGGGACTACGTCGGCCCGACCGGCCTCGTTTCCAACATTTCCACCGCAGTTGATATTCGCGGTGTCGCAGGTGTGGACGGAGGCGGCTGGTCTCCGGTCTTTGCCATTGCCAGCGACAGCGCCCGCCGCGTCTTGCAGGTCACGGATTGGGTCGGCGGCGCGGGCGCAAAGCCTGATGTCGGGGATTATGTCGGGGCCACCGATCTGGAGCCGCTTATCGCGGACGGGGTCGATATTCGCGGGCCGCAGGGTTCAACTGGTGCGACGGGTTCAACTGGTGCGACCGGCCCGGCTGGCGATCAAGGCGATCTAGGATGGTCTCCGGTGTTCGTGATCGCACTGGACGGTGCGCGCCGCGTCCTGCAAGTCGATGATTGGGTCGGCGGTGAAGGCACAAAGCCCAGTACCGGCGACTATGTAGGCACGACTGGGCTTGAGCCGCTGATCGCCGACGGGGTGGACATACGCGGGCCAGAGGGCGCATCAGGTGCGGGCACCGGTGACATGCAAGCGACAACGTATGACCCGCAGGCGATTGCCAACGACACGTTTGCGCGGTCAAACCACACCGGGGCGCAGGCCATCTCGACCGTCACGGGGTTGCAGGGTGCGCTCGACGGCAAGCTGGTGTCTGGATCGAACATCTCGCTTCTGACCAACGATTCCGGCTTCACAACAAACACCGGCGACATCACCGGCGTAACGGCTGGCACGGGCATTACCGGGGGTGGATCGTCGGGCGGAGTGACCGTTAACGTGGACAAGGCGACGGCGGCGAACATCCGGGCGGGGGCCTCGAACAAGGTCGTGACTGCCGACGCGGTGGAGGCCGCTTGCGAGCCTATCACAGTAGCCGGTGGGTCCAACTGGACACCAAACTGGTCTTCATTCATCACTGCGGAGTGGAACGTCACCGCCAACCGCACGGTCAACAACGCGACGAGTGTCAAGATTGGCACCACGCGGATCGTCAAGATCCGGGGATCAACTGGCACGGCGCACACGATTACTTGGGGCTCTAACTACAAGGGCAACGTGCCAACGGCCAGTGTGAGTAGCACGGCCTTCCTGCTCGTCACGCTCTACGCCGCCTCGACCACCGAGATCGTGGTCAGCCATGTGGAGTACGCGCCGTCTGCCGGTGGGGCCAGTTTTACGATGACAGCAGAAGACGCAGAGCCCGACGCCAGCATCATCGGCTATTCATCTGCGACTGGTTTTGCCGGATCTGGTCTAGGTTACGCAGTAGGGGTCGCTTCGGGCAACTTATCTGCCGATGGTGGCACTGTCACAGACCTCTGGTGGGGAGGACCGATTAACGGAAATCACCTCTTGTTTATAGACGGAGGCAATCAGTCCGCTGCCAGTATCAATATTGATGGGTCGGATTTTTCCTTAACCTTTGTGGAAACCGATAGTAGTGGGCGAGACAAATACACCTTCGGACCGAGTTCATCGCTGTTCACTGATGGCGTCGATTACGATATCGTAGTCACCTGACAACACGACAAACCAAGATCAGGACACACTGTCCGGGGCCGCCCATTTAGCGGGATCACACGAGGCAAAGCAGTGTTCGTGTCCTCAACAACGTCCGAGATGATCGGAAAGTGAAAGGTAAATAGGCCCATGATAAAAAGCACGTGGCAGACGCTTCTCTACATCGTGATATACATGTGGAAATATGACGAGAAAGACCACACGCCGCGCGAGAAGTGGAGTGGCTCGTGGTCGCTGTACGGCATCCGCTTCTTCATCGCTGGATTCTTCTGGATTCCGCTGTTTCTGCAGTACATGCTGCTATACTGGATCGACCGGCACTGGAATTATTCGCGGTGGTGGTTCTTTTGGCTGATCGCGCCTTTTATGGTTCAGAACCTCCTGTTCAATGTCATCGTCGGCAGCTTTCTTTTCTGGGAGCGGCCACGCTTTCTGCAATTCACAAGCCGCGTGCAGATGCTTTACGACCGCGCGGACCCGAGGGTCTGTATGATTGTAATGATGCTCAACGAGCACGATGAGCATCACATAGAACTATGACATTCGCGCCTGACGACTTCGCAGGACGGCCCTGCGTTGCGGGTTTGAACCAGATGGGGCACGCGGTCGCGGGATCGGCTATCGTGTCTGTAGCACTCCTTCCTGTCGCCATGCTGGCAATCTGCGCGTGGGAGGTGTGGCAGTTCAAGCGGCGCGGCGTCGGGACAGAATTGACTAGTTCCTCGCATGGTATGAGGCGGACCACTGCCAACGTGCGTGGCAAAATGAGGTTGACGCAGTGCGAAAAACCTTGGACCGTGCGGGCGCGACACCTAGCCAACCGGGGGCGGCATGACTGAAATGATAAGAACATGGTGGCCAGTTGCCGTTACCGTCATCGCCGCGATTGCTTGGCTAATCCGGCTTGAGGCGCGCGGGATATCCAACGGCACCGAAATCAAGCGGCTGTGGTCTCAACGCAGAGAGGACATGGAATCCGCGAAAGAAAGTCGAGACCGCATGGATCGCAGGCTTGATGAAATTGGGTCGG